ATGACACGATGCCCATGTAGTTAAAACCGTCGTTGAACAGGTTCAGGTATTTCAGTTTTTTAGGCAGAGCCATTACTCATCGTCTCCTTAACGGTTCACGGACGCGGCGAACGTCGCCAGATAGCGGTCAGTGATGCGTTGGCGCAGGGTTAAATCTTCCAGCGGCGGCACGGGCGTATAGTCGTAATCAATAAACAGCTTGCCCGCTTTCAGGGTTTCTTTGTCGTTGGCGCTGGCGTCATACCAGCAATCCCCGTCAATAATCAGCCCGGCGGATTTCAGTTCGCGGAATTTGGCTTTGATGCCATCAATCATGTCGCGGACAAGCGTCGGCGTAACCGGACGGTCAACCGCCCACAGGTGCGCTTCGGCCATGGTGTCCGCCAGCACCTGCGCGGTGCGGGTGTAGTTTTCAAACTGGAACAACGGATCGTCAGAACAGGTACGAGAACCCCAGAACTTGAAGCCGTCTTTGCGGATCAGGGTGGTGACACAGGCTTGGTTTAGCAGGTCAGCATCAGTGCCGGGCGCCTGCAAGTCCCAGAACACGCTGGCCGTGATACCGCTCACCCCATTCACACCGACGTTAGACAGGGTTTTGTGCCAACCGGTTTCCGTGTCGATTTTGGCACGCAGGCCCAACGCGCGGGCGGTGGCGTAGGCAATATCGCTTTTGTTGGTGGGAGTGTTCCAGCTCACAAAATCCGGCCAGACAATCATCAGCTCACGCTGGCTGAAATTGGCGCGGTACTTAATCGCATCCTGCACCGTTTTGCAGCCGTAGGCGCTGACATAGCCGAATGCGCGTAACTGCTGGCAGATACCGGCTAATGCGGTCGCCACTTCCAGCGTGTCATGGCCAGGCACGCCAAGAATGCGCGGTTTAACACCTAACTCCGCCTGGGCAGATAACAGCGCTTTCATGCCGGTATAGCGACCCTCGGCGTTAGCGCCGCCGATGATATTGGAAGTGGTTTCTTTGGCGTCTTTGCCTTCGGCAACACGCACAACCACTGTCACCGGTTTTGACTGGTCGGCGATCGCCAACAATGCAGCCGCCAGCGTACCTTTTTTACCGGCTTTGCAGGAGGCGGCCAGCACGTCGGTAATCAAAACCGGGGTATTAAGCGGGAATGTTGCCGTGTCGGCATCTTCCGCCGTGCAGACCATGCCGACGATAGCCGTCGAAACGGTGGAAATAACGCGGGTGCCGTCGTTGATTTCGACAACACGCACGCCGTGATGATAGTCGCCCATAAATAGCTTGCTCCGTGGTGGGTTGGTGCAAACATGATGCCGCGCGGCACGGCAAGCCGCACGTGATGGGTGATGGAAGGCAGACCAGACAACAGGCTGAGCCTGCCAGGGAAGTATTAGAGGCTTACCGATCGTTTTCGCCGATCAATCCAGGCGTATTGATCTATGCAATCAATTGGACGGAAATTAGCCGGGCGGGGTATGGTCAATAAACAAGACGCGGCAACATCAGGGAAAACCGCAAAGCACAAAGCCCGCACTCATTACGATGCGGGCTTTTTCTTAGGCGTCGGGAACTGGCGGCCAGTCAATCGCCGGGGCGGTTGAAATATCAAGACGATTGAGCGCCACACGATATCTTTTCCAGCTTTCCAACCGGACGATTTCTGCAGTGTTCACCATTTTCAAATCTACCGCATCCTGTAGCGGCGCGATCATATTGGCGGCTGATGCAATGCGGGTTCGCTGCTCAACTCGGGCCTGTTCCTGATGCTCTTCTGACGTGTAAATCCGTTTGGCGATTTTCTTCCCATCAAACACCCAACGACCGGAAATATCCAACTGCCGAGCCATGATATTGTTAGGGACTTCTGCGACACTAAGATTAACAGGCCATAGCGAACTAATATCCTCTGAGTAAGAACAAATAATGCCTCTTTCATCGAAAGCTATCTTTACTGTGTCTTTCGCAAATAGTTTTTGGCACTGATACCAGTCCTCACCACTATCTGATTTAAGAAATTGAACATTCAAACCGCGCAGTTCCAATGAAACAACTTTGGGTTCGTAAAGCGTAAAATTATTAAATACTAAACTCATTATAATTGACCTATGGTATACCAATTATTATTCACGTTACGCTGCAACGCTCGATAAAACAGATTAGTAAAAGTACCATCACCATCCCTTGTAACATCAGCACCAGTGACAACACACCCCGCTGGCGCTTTAACGCCCCAACGGCCGGGCCCTGTTTGCGCCTCGCCTCCAAGCCTCATATCACGCATGAACGTTCCGTTCACATAGTCAACGGTGGCTCTGCTACCAACTTCACGGTTAAAAGTTCCCCAATCAACCCGACCATTAATGTTGTCGTTTAACCAATTGCTTAAATACCCGTTCCACGCGGCCCCATTAATATTCCCATCTGTTTGATAAGTCGTGTTGCCTACCTTCAGGTTGCCTGCAACGTTGGCATTTCGATCAACCCATAAATCTTCACCAATCGAAACACCTTTATCAGAACGGAAACTACTAAGTGTTTTCAGCTCACCACCAACAGATACATTGTGACCAAAATTTACATGCCCACCTTTCACATCAACAGAAAACGGACGCAATCCGTTTTCTGTGCCGTACTGGTTTTTCGCATTCGTCACCATCAAATACAAGCTGTTGCCATCGTTACGCCAGAACGTGCCGTAATCACCACCGACAATACGATAATTATCAATAGAGGTTGATTGAATTTCAGCAGAGGTTTTTACTATGCCGGTCAATTGGCCGCCGGACTTCATTAAATAACGTCCGTCCGCCTCTGATTTATTCCAGGCGTTAACGTCCCCCGCCAATAGATTGACGTCACCGGATAGCGGCTTGCCATTGACCTTATACGATCGCAAGGCGTATTTCTGCGCGGCTTGTGCATCCGTTAACGCCCCCACATCCGCAGCCGTAGGCTTATTATTGGTGTGATAGAGCTTTACAAAGTCTGAGTATTTTTTTGCATCCGCAGAGCGTAGCCAAAAGTTGTTAGTGGCCTTTTCTGATAATAACTGGATGCCCCGGTGTTCTGTTGCACTGAAATTTACCAGCGTAGAATAAGGTTGAGCGGGATAATCTTTGGTATACGGATCGTCAAATTCAAGTGTTGATAAACTGATCCCCTGCTTCCACAACGCTGGAACATCTGCCATTGCTCGCAACGGCTGCGTTGGTAACACTGTCGCGCCATCAATCACAAGCTGGCCGGTCATAGTGTCGCCCGTCCGCTTAACAAAACGGCCGTCCGCCTCGGTTTTATTCCATGCGTTAACGTCTGCAGCCAACAGATTAACATCGGCGGACAACGGTTTGCCGTTCACCTTGATAGAGCGCTGGACATACTTTTGCACGGCCTGCGCGTCGGTCAGCGCCCCCACATCGGCCGCCGTCGGCTTGTAATCCGTGGTGTAAATACGTGACCAACGCACCCCATTTTCCGGCCTATTGGAATAGCCGATAAAGCCATGGCCTACACCTGACACCGCAATATAACCCGCTGACGGCGCAGCATCGCAAGGCAGGCTAATAACCCCGGCAGCAATGTTACCGCTGATCGGTGGCTTGTTTTCTGATGACGCATTAACCCGGAAAATTTGCGCGATATTTGAATAGGCATCATCAAATTGCCGTCCCCCCATACCCAGCCCAAACGCCCCCACGGCCATCACCTGCCCGCCCTCAACACCGACGTTTTTCGTTGCAGCACTGCCTAACGCCAGATTGCCACGGGCGGCGGATTTGTCGGTCAGGTCGGACAGATTGGCGGACTTTTTGGCGCTGGCATCGTTGACGGCTTTAACGGCCTTCGGTGTGGCGGCCCTGGTTTCTTCCGCGCTGGTTGTTGCGCTACTCAATTGCACCAACCCTTTTGCGGTGGTGCTGGCGTCCGGGTGGTTGCGGGTTTTCTCATGCTCTTTGATGGCGTCCGCAACGAAATCCTTGGTTGCCAGCACAGTATCGCCCCCTGCGATCACCTGAATAGCCTCAGTGCTGCTGACAATCAGGATCATGCGCAGCGTCTGCGTGCGCCCACTGCCCTCCTCCAGCTTGGGTTTGTAGCTTTCGGCCATGTTGCTGACCGCAATCAGCGTGCCGAAATCGTCATACAGCCCCATTTCACGCAACCAGAATCCGCCGACGTTCGCCGGGACAATCAACTCCGCCACGATATGATTTTTCAGCGTCTTATCAACGGTCAGCCCGTTAAGGGTCGCCCGGTACTTCTCATTGATCAGCCTGGTCTGTGCCGGGTTCGGAGTGGGTAACGTGCCGTTACCGTCACCGACGGCCATGCGAGTGATTTTTAACTGGGTACCACCGGTCGACGCGGCGGCAATCCTGGCCGCCCCGGCGGTGGTAATAATCGCTTTATATTTGCTCATGGTTCTCTCTTATCCGGGGTAAACGGTGGTGACATCGCCATCAACAACGGCCGCGCCGGTATAAATCAGACCGGGGATGTCCTGCAGAATGTTGAGGCCAATCAGATGACGGCTCAGGGGCTTGGCGTCGGCGATCAGCCGCTCCATTTCTAAATACATTTCTTCCGTGATGCCGGTTTCCAATACGCCAATATCCAGCCGAAAGGTACCTGGCGGATCGTTGCCGTGAAACCATTCGGTGACGTTAATCAGGTAGCCGAGCGGCTCAACCACGCGTCGCACGGCCCCGATGGTGCCTTTATGGCGGTGAATGAAAAACGCCGCTGCGACCACACCGCGCTTTGCATCCTCTGGCCACGCCTCATCCCAGCGGTCAACGGAAAACGCCCACGCCAGATAGGGCAGCAAATGCACCGGGCAACGGGCCGGGTTCCACAATTCGCGCAGCGGTACCGGCATCCGTTCCAGCTCCGCACAGGCCGTGGCGGCGGCCACTTCTAGCGGGGAAGAGCCGACCGGCAATAATCGGTTATTCATCGGCACGCCCCGGATTGATGGTGAAGCCGGTGCAATAGCCCGCCTGCATCTTATCCAGCACGATATCGGCCGCCGGTTTGATGATGTCTACATGCTCGACACCTTCCACGGTCAACGCCGCATTCATGCTGGAGCGCCGGATACTGCGCCCCAACCGGCGCACACCTTCCACGTAATTGCGTAGCCTGGCATTGGCAGTGGTGAGAATGGGCGCAACCTCAGGGCCAGGATGCAGATATAACGTAGCTTCAATGGCATAGCGGGTAATGTTGGCCGACTGGACCACCACCCGATCACCAACCGGGCGCACATCCTCATCATTCAGAGCAGTATTAACCGTTGCCAACAGCTCAGCGGGTGCGGTGCCATCGCCATCACGTGACAACACCGTCACGGTGATGCAGGCCGGTGACGGGCTAATGGCGGTCACATCGGCCACACGGCCATCAGCAGAACGGGCATGAAAGCGGTAAGAGCCTGCCGAACCGGCGGTACTCATGCCTTCAAAGGCATCCTGCAGGCGTAACCGATAATCGTCGTCCGACTCCATAAGGGCCGGTGTCGGCGGGATAGTGGTTTCATCCTCCTGGACGATCACCAGACGCGGGGTGTTAAAATTCGCGCCGAGCTGGTCAAGATCGGCTCCGGTGGCATAAGCCAGCATCACAGCCTTTGCGGCATCGTTGATGCGCTGGCGCAGAATCACTTCACGATAGGCATTTTCCTGCAACAGCTTCACGATTGGCTCCGACTCCAGCGCCAGCGTGCGACTGATGGCCTCGCGCTCCGCCTCGGGGTAGAGTGAAATCAGCGTGGTTTTTCGCTCGGTCAGCAGTGCCTCATAGTCCAGCGTTTCAACGACTGTCGGCGCAGGAAGAAGGCTTAAATTTATCGTTGCCATAGTTCAGCTCACAGGAATAGACAGCGACAACGCGCCGGGTGTATCGGTGCGGGTGCCGGTGATGTCGATCACCATCTTGCCGTCGTAGGTAGTGTTAAAAGTGATGCCGGTCAGCTTTACGCGCGGCTCCCATGCCAGAATCGCGCTGTAACAGGCGGCCATGATTTGCAGGCGCAGCGTGTCATTTTGCGGCTGGTCGAGCAGCTCAGACAACAAAGAGCCATAGGCCCGGCGCATGGGGCGTGAGCCTTGCGGCGTGATCAGGATGTCGGCCACAGACTGGCGGATGTGTTCGATATCTGCCAATGCACGCCCGGTGCCGCGGTTCATGCCGAGATATTTCGCGCTGTTCATGACGGTTTATCCGTGCTGCCGCCGCCGTTCTGTACGCCGCCGTGTGTGTGCCTATCAAGGACGATGCCGTTAGATGAAAACTCACCGCCGGTATGTTGAATGCTGCCGGTCATCTTCCCGCCGCTTTTCACCTCCAGCGTGCCGGTTGTCAACTTGTTGGTACAAACTACCTCCGGGGCATCAAGGGTGATTTTGTGAGCCTTGACCATCACCACCTTAGAACTGGCGGTGATCGACTCTGACGCCTGCACATTGGCGGTTTTAATGCCGGTCACACTCAGCCCGCCGGTGGCCGGTTCATACTCCAGCACCGCGCCATCAGGGAAAGTAATATGCAGCGCATCTGCCGACACCGACGGAGCCGGGAAGTCATCAGAGAAAATGCCGCACAGCACAAAAGCGGTATCGAGTTCACCACCCAGGGCAAAGATCAGCACCTGCTCACCGACGGAAGGCGCCGACCAACTGCGGGTACGCCCGGCGCGGAAAGTTAGCCAATTCAGCCAGTCAGTGAGGTTGCCGCCAGTTTCGACACGGCACAGGGTGTTATCGAGATCAACGGCGTTCACGGTGCCGATGCGGATCAGGTTGCGCAGCAGGCGCAAAATGTCGTATTGATTGTTCATGCTGGAAGGATGCCGTGCAGCACGGGCAACGACAACGTAAGGGGGTTGGAAGATCAATTGCACAACAATGAATGTATTACTCACAACATGTTAAATTTACTTCAAGGAGAGATGCTATGTTTATAATCGGAGAGACAACTGCTGAATGGGTGAGAGTTTTATTGGCAGCAATTCTTATCATACTAACTGTTTGGCGCTGCGGTGGCATATCTGTTTTATTCAGAATAATACTCAGAGCTATAGGAATAAATTTCAAAAAAGGGATCCTGCAAAAGTCCGATGACGAAATATTTTACACCCAAAAATTCGCGTTACTTAATGGTGTAAAAGTCAAGAACACACAAGACGCAAAATTAATAGCAAAGGGGTTGTTATCAGGACAGTTATCACGGGGGGATTTTTTCTTCACAACATTCTTTGGCCTCGTAGGAAGAAAAGGTAACAAATTTGAACAATGCCTCTTATTTATCATAGGTGCAATCTTTATATCCTTAATTTTCTTCATGCTAAACGGCCTCCCCAAGGTAGGCTATGCAACTTACACCTACAATGAAACCAAATTAGAAATCTCCATAAACGACATAAAAATACCACAACCAACCACTAAGACCGACCAGATAATTGACAGAGACGAATGTATAGACATAGTCAAAAATCACCCGCACGATATATATCGAGCCGCATGTGAATACATCGTTTTAGACAGCAAGGAAAAACAAGAAGAGTTAGTCAACGCAATAAACTCTTGGAGTGAACCAAGAGTATTTCTGCTCATACTGTTAGCTCTAAGCGGCATCATTATTTTTTGTGGTTTATTTGGAGCAATAAACCATAATAAGGTTAGTAATTTTTTACTGAAAAACAAAAAACAAACCAACGAAGAACATATTACTATTACTCAGCAAGATGATATATAATTGTTTCCTCTATAGTTTTAATATCTCTAATTGAATACCCCAGCAATGGGCGGGCCTCATATTTTACTGTATCGATGTGCTGTGACGGCTGTTCGCGCAAGCCGTAATGATGTACGTTAGCCATTCGCTGCACATGCCCGACGAACTCCACCACGGCATCGTCGTTGCTACCCTTGGCTTTCATGTAACGGGCGGTGCGCAGCTTAGAGAACATCGCCCGATCACGCAGGCGCTTTGTATTGCGCAACGGCGTTTTACGCGGGGCATACGGGGTGCCTGCTGGCGCTTGATATTTTGCTGTTGGCTGGCGCGTAAACGCCTGGACACAGCAACCGCCAACGACTTGCGGGACTGTGGCGACAACGCGGTAATCAGCCCGGCCAGACGGGCGTCAAAGGGGCTAAACTCGTTCATTCCACTCACTCACTAATTCACCGTGTACAAAGAGCTGCAGCGGGCGCGTGACGTTTTCCGGCAACGGGGGTTCAGGTAGGTGCTTAACGTGCAGTGCACCGCCGTCTTGCTCGTTGACCACCACACGCTCGGTTAACTGCAGGGATACGCTGAAATCGTAAGAGCCGTTGTTATTAAAATCCGTGGCAAAGGTAAAGCCGGTACGGCGTTTTTCTGGCGTGGCCATAATATCCGGTTGGTTTTCACGTAGCCACGCCTGTATCGGCACCACGATTAAATCCAGATCGCCGGTGTAATCCAGAAACAGCAGATTCAACGTGTAGCTGTACTCATGCGACAGCGAGGCTGCAAGCGTGGAGGCAATATTCCCCCCCGGCACCCGTACCTGTAGATTTTCGGGATTACGTTGTAACCATTGAAGGCAATTTGTCAGCTCAGCGCGGAGCTGTTGCGGTTTTAACATGGTGTTGTTCCTGACAAGTTTTAATGGCGTCGACCTGTATGGCACAGGCCGCCAGGGCGTTTTCAAGCTGGCGAATATCGGCGCTCAAATCGCCGTTATTCTTCGGGCTGCTGGCCGGTATCTGGCACGGGTTCACCGCCTGACAGCCAATGTAGATAATCTGCGGCACGGGTGAAGCTGGGCCGCTGGTGCAGCCGGGTAACGTCAGCAGGCAAAGGAGTGTTAAACCAATCGCGTAGAATTTGGTTTTCATTGAGTAATCTCTGTATTTCTTGTTCGCGGGTCAGCGCCAGCCGGTGCGCGTTGTTGAGGTCATTTCTCAGGCTTTTCTCTTCCTGCGCCAGTTGGCCGGCCGCTGTCTGCAACGTGGTGATCGCCATGCGGGTATCGGTCAGCGCCGTCGAAATCCTGCTGTTTTCCCGCAGCGCTTCATCCAGCCGATCACCCAGGGAAAAAACCTGCCATTTAAGCCAACCTGCGACGGCCAACGTCAGGAGCAGGAACAGCGCGGCAGTGCGATTCATTGCGTGGCCCCTGTCAGACAGTAGACCATTTCAGACGCCCGGCGACGTTCCAGCCCGGCAGTTTTAACCCCGTTGACATACACCCAGCGCGGCAACTGCAGGCAGGCGTTGTGCCATTCCTGCCGCTTGATGAAACCGGCCAGTGTGGAGCCACACGCCGCCGTCACGCCGACATTGAAGGCAAAGGACACTACCGCGTCATAAACCGGTTGCGGCATCGTGGCAGGCATACAGCGCCCTATCGCACGCTCAACCCGGTAAACGTCGGCAACCAGATTGATGGCGGCCTGGCGTTCGCTAATGACCTTGCCCGGCACCACCCCGGCGGTATGGCCAATTCCGCTCGTCCACACGTTCGCGCTGCACTGGTAAGGGGAAAGCCGACAGCCTTCAAAATCAGCCAGCAGACGCAACCCTGCCTCGGAGGTGTGTAAAGCGCTGTATTGTGGTAGTAAGGCGGCCAGCGCCAGTACGGCAGCCACAGTGCAACGTTTAGCGATTGAGCTCATCGTATACTCCTCGGCTAACACCCAGTTTATTCAGTAACTGATAGCTTTTGCGTCGGTAGTACCAGTTAACAAAAAATGTACCGACGCCGACGGCGGCACCGACCATAAAGGCAATATCCTGCGGGCTGTATCGACCCACCCAGGCGAGAAAGGCCGCCACGGCGTAAGCCACCCACGATGTAATTTTCTCCATGTTGTCAGTCCCATAAATTGACGGTTTCACGCTGCGGCGCGGCGGTCACGTCCGGCAGCTCTACCGGCTGGCCGTGGGGCAAAATCGCCCCGGCATCAGCCAGCCCAACATTCCGTGAGTAAACCTGTTCAACTACGCCTTGCGTGCGCCCGTAATAGCGCCAGCAAATCGCGTCAACGGTGTCGCCCTGCAGGGCGTAGATTTTCATTACAACAACCCGATGATGCAGTGGGCGCGGTCGGCCACATTGCTGATCGCGTTGCGGGCCGAGCGCCACAGCTCATCAATCGACGCCTCGATAACATCCGCTTTTCGCCCGCCGGTGGCGGTGGTGTCCATGCTGCGGTATTGCTCCGATAAAATGGCCGTGGTCATGGTGCTGACCGCGTTGCGGTATTCACTTACCCGGATGCTTTCGCCGTCGAGTTCATCGGCGGGGACATCCTCCAGCCGCTGATAGCCGTCGGCCATCTGGTCGCGGCGGTAGGTGAACAGCTCGGCGTTAACTTCCGCCAACGCACTTTTAATCGCCAGCCGTAGCCGTGGGGCGGTGATCGTGCCTTCAATGCGCATCACGTCGCGCACCTCTGCCGGGCGGATATCCGGGAAGAAAAAGACGTTTTTAATGATCGGCTCATCCTCCGGGCGCGGGGCTGGCGCGTCCGGACGGGGTTTTATAATGACGGTGCTCATAAGACCTCAAAAATAGGGGGCGGTGGACGACGGCGTTGACGAGGTAAAACCTGTTGCAGCCATCGTGCCGCCCGGCGCGGGGCGCGTTCTGTTAGCGGTTGATGGCGGTACGTATCGCCCGCTCCAGCCGTTCTATGTCCTTTTTGACACCGCAGCCGTTATGCAACTGCAACGCACGTTTCAGGTGGTTTAACGCCAGTTCAGCCCTGCCCGTTTCGCGCAAGACGTACCCGGTAATTTTGTGCAGCTTGGCGCGCACTTGGTCGGGCATGTCTTCTGCGTCGGTGAGTTCCATGGTCTGCGTGAGATGGTCAATATCGACCGTCTCCCCGGCCTCATGGGCACGGGTGGCAGACTCGGCGACGACTTCTGCGATGAGGTATGGCGTGGAGCGGGTAAAATTGCCCGGCGGTGCCAGCTTGTAGCGCAACGCGTAGCGGGCAATGTCCAACGCGCCGGGGATATCCCCGGCATCCAGTCGCCAAATCATGACTGTCATCAGAATGGCATCCTGCGCACCGTTACCCTCGGTCAGAACCCCGGTCACCCAGGGGGCATAGCCCGGCAGCAGTTGGCGCTTGAGTTCGGCTTTACGTTCTTGCGAGCGTATCTGCTTGAGCTTTCGCTTATCTTCATAGAGTTTAAGCATCATCAGTTCGTAGCCGTTGGCATGGCGCAGCGGGTCATTTTTCCGCTGCGCGGCCTCAACCGCAGACTGGCGCAGAAGGTGACGGCGGGCAGGGCTGGTCATGGTTACTTACCGCCTTTTGCCGCTTTGTCGTCTGTAGACATTTCAGCAGTATCGGTCTGTGTGCCCTGGGTGGCACCAACAACGGCCTGAACAACATTTGTGATTAGGGCCCGTTGATCTTCTGCTGCTTTAGCTTCCTTCTCCTCCTTCACTTTCTCCGGATCGGATGCTGGCAGCAGCTCGATATTTTCCACCAATGCGCCGCAGGCGTAATCCTCCACCACATAATCCTCGTTGATGGATTCGTAATTTTCGATGCGGTCACGCTTTGAGTTTTCAACCATATGGCGACGGTGGGTATCTTCCTGCCAGTAAATAGACAAGTTATCCAGCCGGGTGATCATCAGAGCATTGGCAGGGAAAAACGGCACGCGCACGGCGGGCAAGTTGCCGATACGTTTTTGGCTGATAATCAGGTCAGCGGCCAGCGCTTCACTGTTCGGCTGTTCCTGATTCACTAGCGGAAAATACTTGTCGGCCAGTAACTGACGGCCACAGATCACCACCAGTTCCGGGTCTTCCTGATACCAGGGTGCAATCAAGGTGTTAGTTGCATCCATCACCAGTGCGTCAAGGGTGACGTAATCGCCCTCAGTCCCCACGCGAATTTTTTCTGATACCACGTTGCCCTTATCATCGACGACTTTATCCATCACGCGGGCCGGGGCGTTGTCGCGGTACTTTTGCAGCCAGCCCGGCGCAATATCCTGCAGCAGCGGAAACTTGATGCGGCTGGAGGTTTTCGCACGATGGGTGCCGTTGAAGCCGATCATCATGCGGTCGAGGGATTGGCGTTTTACGATGGCATCACGCAAACGGGCCTGAAAGTCCTGATAACGGGCCCACAAATCAATCGTGTTGTAGCGGATGTGAAAATCGTAGTTCACCTGTTGGCAGAAATAGCCCTCCGCATCCAACGTGGCAAAGTCGGCGGTTTCGCGCTCATCGCCGCCGGTGGTATCGGTGGTGCTGGCAATGGAGCCGTTGACGCCTAGCCCGACCTTTTCCGCCTTCATTTCTGCCACCGGTACAATATTGATGCGGGTCAGAAACGCGGAGGAATCCTGTACACGGGTCATGATGGTCTGCGTGACAGAGGGCTCTACACTGAATTTCTTATCCAGATCACCGGTGTCGACGCCGTTCAGCTCGGCAACCCGGGACAGAAAAGCATTAAATTTAATTCGTGTTTGCTTACGCATGGTTATTCCTGTTTTTATTCGGTTTTATCGGGTGTCACTGCCTTAGCAGTCGGTCAGCACATCCTGTGCGCCATTACCGCCGGTGGCTTCCGGGCGCGTCGGTTGGCTAAAGCTTTCAGTATTGGAAAGCTGCGTTTTCAGTTCATTGAAAGCACTGTTGCCGGTTTCCACCTGCTGTTTGAGATCGGTGATCTCTTCATTGAGTGCGTCAGTTGTCTGGGTAAAACGCGTTTCGGCTTCCTGCAGTTGTTCGGCCACTGTCAATACCGCGCTTTCCATCTCGCCAAATCGCACATCATCACCAGCCTGCTTGCGGGTAAACATCGCCTTAATGCGGGCAGAGAATGAGGACTCCAGGGCGACGGTAGGTTCAAAATCAAACTGGACTTCCAGCGGAGCGGAAAATTCGACGTCATCGTGGCGGCGGCTAAACTCCAGCATGTCAGTGCCGAGGCTTGCCGGGTCATCGGTGACGGCCAGGCCGACCAAATAGGCTTTGCCGGTCTTGGCAAAGTCGCGGCGGATCTCCATCGAGGTGAAAACCTTTTGGCCTGCGCCGACCATTGACACCAGATCGGCGGTTGGGGCCAGACTGGAATACAACGCCCATTTGCCATGTAATAGCGGTTCGTCCGGCTCGTCGATTTTCTCGGCTTTAAGCTCAACAACACCACCATAACGGCGGAAATAGCCGTCCGGCAGAATGCCCTTGATGTGCTCCATGTTGATTCGTGCACCGAACACCTTCGGGCTGTAGGTCGCGGCCATCTGCTGAATATCCGTTGCGCCGATCTCGCGGCCGTCAACGGTGTCGCCTTCAACGCCGATGCGGAAAAACTTGGAAACTTTCTTTGCCATGTAAACGGCTCCAGTTGTGGTGGTTGGGTACGGAGCCAGTTTCAGGGGAATGGCGTCGCGGCTCAACGCGTTGCGGTTGGAAGATCCAAGGCACAACAGGGACTTAAGGCGAGTTGCATCGGGCTTCCGTAGCCTTTGCAGCATGAACATGACACCGACGACAACCATCATCCGCGATCCGCGCCGCCAGGCTGCCTTGCTCTACTGGCAGGGCTTCTCTGTGCGCCAAATTGCGGAAACGCTGAGTGCCAAGGCACCGACCGTGCAGAGCTGGAAGTTCCGCGATAAATGGGACGATATCGCGCCCATTTCCCGCGTTGAGCAAAGCATGGAAGCGCGGTTAATTCAACTCATCATGAAAACGCAAAAGGAGGGGATCGACTTTAAAGAGATTGACCTGCTCGGCCGCCAGATTGAACGACTGGCGCGGGTCAATCGCTATTCCATAACCGGCAACGAGGGGGATTTAAACCCGAATGTCGCCAACCGCAACAAAGGCGAACGTAAGCCCGTCGAGCGCAACCTGTTCAGTGAAGCGGCCATTGCAAAACTCAACGATATTTTTCTGGGGGATTGCTTCGAGTACCAGCGCGGGTGGCACCGTGCCGGGATGCAACACCGCATCCGCAATATCCTGAAATCGCGCCAGATTGGCGCAACCTTCTATTTTGCCCGTGAAGCGTTAATGGATGCGTTGACCACCGGTCGCAATCAGATTTTTCTGTCAGCCAGTAAGGCGCAGGCGCATGTTTTCCGCAACTACATCATTGATTTTGCCCGGCTGGTCGAAGTTGACCTAAAGGGCGATCCCATGGTGTTGCCGAACGGGGCACGCCTGATTTTTCTCGGTACCAACGTACGCACCGCGCAGAGCTACACCGGCAACCTCTATCTGGATGAGTATTTTTGGATCCCGAAATTCCAGGAGCTGCGCAAAGTCGCCAGCGGGATGTCACTGCACAAGAAATGGCGCACCACGTACTTTTCCACGCCGTCCAGTTTGGCGCACTCCGCGTACCCGTTCTGGTCGGGTGAACTGTTCAACAAGGGCCGCCGCAGCAAGAACGACCACATTCAGCTCGACCTCAGTCACAGCCACTTGGCAAAAGGCATGCTGTGCGGGGATGGACAGTGGCGGCAGATTGTCACGGTAGAAGATGCGCTGACCGGCGGCTGTAACCTGTTTGATCTCAATCAGTTGTCTCTCGAATACGCGCCATCAGAGTATCAAAACCTGTTGATGTGTGAATTCGTGGACGATACCGCGTCGGTGTTCCCGTTCGCGGAGCTGCAAGGCTGTATGGTCGACACGCTGGAAGAATGGGAAGACGTCAACCCCTACGCCGTACGGCCGTTCGGCTATCGCCCTGTGTGGATTGGTTACGATCCGTCAGAAGCTAACGGTGGCGACAGCGCCGGGTGTGCAGTAATCGCGCCGCCTATGGTGGCCGGTGGCAAATTCCGCGTGCTCGAGCGCCATCAGTGGCAGGGCATGAACTTTGCCGATCAGGCTCAGAAAATCGCAGACCTGACAGAAAAATATTGCGTGGAATACATCGGCATAGATGCAACCACCGTGGGGCAAGGGGTTTTCCAGTTGGTACGCGAATTCTTCCCGGCAGCGCGGGAAATCAAATACACCCCAGAAATCAAAACTGCCATGGTGCTGAAAGCCAAAGACACCATTGGGCGCGGCTGTCTCGAATATGACACCAGCCACACCGATATCACCGCCGCCTTTATGGCGATCCGCAAGACCATGACCGCCAGCGGCGCACGTTCTACCTATACAGCCAGCCGCAGCGAAGAAGCCAGCCACGCCGATGTCGCGTGGGCAATCATGCACGCCCTGTTAAACGAACCGCTCACCGCAGGCAGCGGCCACAGCAGCCCGAACATTTTGGAGTTTTATTAATGAGTAAACGCAAAGGTCGTAAGGCACTTACCTCCCCTACTCCTGCCACTCACGGGCAAGACTTTGAGGCGTTCTCCTTCGGAGAACCTTCTCCGGTGTTAGATAAGCGGGAAATTTTGGATTACATCGAATGCACCGGTAACGACAAATGGTACGAACCTCCGATCAGCTTTGACGGACTGGCGCGCAGTATGCGGGCCGCCGTGCATCACAGCTCACCAATGTTTGTGAAGCGCAATATTCTGGCGTCTACCTTCATTCCACACCCGCTGTTAAGCCAGCAGGAGTTTAGCCGCTATGCGCTGGATTACCTGGTGTTTGGTAATGCGTTCTTGGAACTGCGCAAGAACCAGCTCGGCGAACCACTGCGCCTGCAGTGTTCACCGGCCAAGTACACCCGTCGAGGTGTTGAACCGGATACATATTGGTTTGTCCAGGACTGGAAAGAACCTCATCAGTTTGCACCGGGGAGCGTATTTCATCTGATTGAACCTGATATTAACCAAGAGCTATACGGCCTACCTGAGTATCTCAGCGCCTTGAATTCTGCATGGTTGAATGAAGCTGCGACGCTGTTCCGCCGCAAGTATTACCAAAATGGCGCACACGCTGGTTATATCCTGTATATGACCGACGCGGCGCAGAGCACCAGCGACGTGGACAGGATGCGTCAAGCCATGCGAGACACTAAAGGGTTGGGAAACTTCCGTAATCTATTTATGTACGCGCCAAACGGGAAGCCCGACGGCATTAAAATCTTGCCTCTGAGTGAGGTCGCAACCAAAGATGATTTTTTCAATATTAAGAATGCTACTCGAGACGATTTACTGAGTGCTCACCGTGTACCGCCTCAGATGATGGGAATCATCCCAAATAACACTGGGGGGTTTGGGGATGTTGAGAAAGCTAGTCAAGTTTTTGTGCGGAATGAGTTGATCTCATTGCAAGAGAGAATGAAAGAAATCAATCAATGGGTTGGAGATGAAATTGTCAACTTCAAAAACTACAAGCTGTAATGAAACAGTACCTTTACTTTTCTTATGGTTAGATTAAGATATCCGATGACTGGGTAATTCAATGTGTCGATAGCAGGGGGACTCACTGGTCATAAACGAGTTGAGGCTTAGCTGAAAAGCGGTTCTCGTCCTAGGTCTGACACAAAGCTTTACCCAGTCAAAATCAGCTAAATGACTTTCTTCTGGCAACTTCGTAGAGTGAATAAAAACATTCCTCTTTATGTTTAACTACCCCACCTAGGGTTAACTCAGTACATTCAATTATTAAAGTAATCACTGCCTCATGCCGCTCATAGAAAGTCACTCGTGAAGTAATTCCCTCATACCATCTAACTCTTGTTTGTCCGCATGGAAGACGTTGATTTTCTTTTTTCGTTAATTTTTTTCTTACCAAACTCCGATTAACCATCAACATCCTAAACGCTACTGGAAGCAATTGTAGTGACTGATATTTAGTAGAAGAAGGTCGGCTAAACCGAGTCATATGCTTCCACCCTCTCCAAGTTATTTTTGCAGAAAATTCCCCTGGGTTTTTATCATAAAAACTCTTCCAGTTACTATAATATAACTTAGCGTTAACAAAAGCATTGTCAGATTTTTTAGATATATATTTTAAATTAACCTCTTCAAATTGGAATGGAAGCTCAGCCTCGGCCCGAATAATAGGCAATTGCCTAAACTCAGCCCAACGCCAACATAAATCAAAGAATTTTGACTTTGCATTTCCATCAAATTTCTGATCAAATTTAAATGAAACGACGCCTGTGTCTTCATTATAACAATCACTTCTCAAATTAGCCCAATACGCCTCAGGAGTTCCTTTCGTATGTCTTGGAGGGATTACATTAATAATAATCACTGGCCCAGGATAAGATAGCCACCGAGGTATATGGTCAGAGAGATACTCTTTTTTTAAATTTATTTTATAATCTCTTGTAGGTTTCTCCGTAACATATCCCGTTTTAATTTGAGCAAAAATCACATCACCAGTAGGTCCCGCATAAGCAGTTTTCTTCCTACGTTTCAATAAAATCAATACATCTATACCATCATCATTGTGAGCAGAAATAACCTCCATACCTGCATTCCACAACCCCTCGACTATCCATTGAACCCATGCAACACCAAGCTGTCCTTGGTGATTTATGTCAATTCTATTTTTAGCCACTAAGCATCCTTAATTTTTATTTATTTTAGATAAGTTAACTTTCGCATTTATCAAAGAAAGTAACTTTTCCGATGATGTATGAGAGCGATGAACCTCATCGTGGCAAACATTACATAGTGTAATTAAATTCTCTTCTAAATTTACACCACCATCTGCATGGTGTTCGATGTGATGTAGCTCAAGTAAAGAACGGGGATCATTAGGTATTCTGCTTTTATAATTCCACCCACACATACAGCAAGCATGATTGTCTCGTTCGAGAACTTTAATCCTCACATAATCAGAGATTTTTCGATCATGTGGTTTTGCTTGCCTATCCTCTTCTAATAAATAAGCACCCACAGGCAACTCTGGTCTTCCGGAGTTCTTTGTTGCAATAGGCCATCCATCTTCGGTCCGTAATTCTCTCGTTCTGCGGGCCCACTCTTTGCTGTCGTTAGCCAAATAACGCAACTCCTCTCCCGACACGGCTCTACCGACATTTTTCCTCAAGTATTCAAGAAGCTTGTCCTTTACAGACAACTTACTTTTTCTCAAACTATTTGCCATACGCCAGCGATGTGCTGCATCACGATCCTGCTCTATATTGATCAAAGTATAAACATCTGTTTTAAGGCACTGTAGTGATGTCACGCCAAGATCTTCTAGAGTAACCTCATCCTGTTCGACTATTTCTTTCAGCATTTTCCCACTGAGAATTGCCCAACCCGATTCAACCCTTAACTCACGTATACGTCGCGCATATTCACTTATACCCGCGACAACCATTATCTCATCACCATGAACAATGCTTTTAGGGTATTTAAGTAAGTAAGAAAGGATCCGATCTCTTGCACTATTACTATCTTCGCCAACAACTAATGAACTCCCCAAATCACGAAGCAAATGGTTTGCCGGGATCAAGGCCATGACTTGGTCCCGTAAAGAATCCTCAAGCAGTTTATGCTCAAAATCTATAATGAGATCTAGCAATTCTCTACGCAGCTTCTCCGGCGTGTTTTTCTTTGATCTTCTCGCCATTTTCGGTTCTAAACTCCATTAGCTCTTGAACAAAACCTGCGATATTTTTAGCAAAAATTGGAGGTACAGCGTTACCAATTTGCCTCGCGATTTCTGTTTTTGTTCCAACAAAAATAAAATCGTCTGGGAAGCTCATTATCCGTGCAGCTTCGCGATGCGTAATCGGTCTATGTTCCTCTGGGTGCAAATAACGACCCTTTTCGGGCTTAAAGAACTCAGTCCTAATCGTAACTGATGGTCTATCCCACCAAAGTCGGCCAAATAAATCAGTCCCCCCTGATGTCTTTTTTATCCAACAAGCGGGTGTAATATCTGGACGATTTCTCTGCAAATCAAATCTATTTCCTCCAGGCGGTACTGCGCGATATCTTTCTTGTGATAAAGCTGTTGGGTTACGCCCAAAATGAAGGTTCATTGGCGCAGGCACATCTCTAATTTCCGTGCCTTCAGGACTCCCCAACCCTTCAAGAGCTGCCTTAACCGTCATCCAGAGGGGCAAGTTACCAGCTTTATCAGGTGATTGATGAGTGGGAGCAGGAGGAAAATCAGGAAGTTCCTTCATTTTAAAGCGTTCCGCTTTCACTCCGATAACAATCACTCTCTTACGTGTTTGTGGAACACCATAATCAGCGGTGTTCAATAGCGAAGGATTAAGAAGAACAAAACCCAAACTTTTCGCCCTTGCTCTGATATCATCAAATTCATCGCTTGTTAGCAGTCCAGGAACATTTTCCATCACGAAAATTGAGGCCGATGACTGCTCAATAATATCCATATAAGGTTCCCATAACGCTCTTCGATGGTCACCAAGGCGTTTCTTATTGAGCAAGCTGAAACCTTGGCAAGGCGGGCCTCCGATCACAATATCTGCATTAGGGATTTCATTCTCAGCAATCCATTCATCGATGTTCGCTGTAATCCCATGATTACCGAAATTAGCGTTATAGGTTTTGATAGCAGCAACATCATTGTCGATTGCCAAAACACTTTCAAAGTTCTGGGACAACTCCCCCATCAAAAAACCAGCGGATAATCCACCCGCCCCACAAAAAAGATCTATCACTTTGAATTTGTTTGTTTTTTTCATATCAACACCATGATTTACTGCCAGATAATTGAAATTCTATAAGATTATGCACCAGACTAATACTGTACGGATTCACATGCAAGTCTGCTCTCATACTTAAGAGCCCTGCGCGCAATGCTATCCCCGCCTCGCCTGCCCGCTTCGTGTGTCACTTTTGATGCACTTGCATGATCCAGTGTGATCCGCGCCAGTACTGGTGCAGTAGGGATAAAATTGACACTGGATCATCATGCAAATTCATGCATCCAGTGCTTGCATGGGCTACCAACAGAAAAATGTATTGATTTAGACGATAATTGAACATTGAGAAGGTTAACATTACAGCAACCTCCAGGCTCCTATGGCCCATTTACTACAAGGCGTTTTCTCTACCTCTTGTTCGCATCGATTTGTTCTTTTAACTGCATCAGTTTCTCTATCAATTCATGAATTTTAGTACTAGGATTATCTGTCCCACTACTTTCGGCAGCCTGCAAGCCTCTCTTAGCCTTAACAACTACTTCATTTAAGCTCTTCGACTCTAACGCATTAAATGTTCTTAAAAATATTCCTTTCGCTGCTTTTTCATAATCTTTTATATATTTTTTTAATTCACTAACAATTTGATTTCCTGAGCTATTCCCCGGCAACCCTTTATATTCTTTAGTTGAGTATGTATAGTGAAGTAGTAACCAATACTCAAAGCAAGGAACCGAATTAACCGCAACCCACGTCTTACTTGGTTTCCCTCTCCTAATAGCATCTAATGCTGGCAAATAATCAGTATGAGCATCTTTGTCAATCACAACATAAATTTCATCATAAGGAGCCCCTTGCTCTATCATGATTTTTTGCTGCTCCTTAGCATGTCGAACAACGCACATTGGGCTAGAACCGCACTCTCCGCTAACATCAATTACACTTGCAGTTAGTAATTCGAAATGCTGAATTAAGTCCTCAAAATACATTGGTTCAGTCTTTTTTCCCTCACATACAATCAAAATTTTTATGAGTGGAGCTTTTGCACCTTTACGCCTAGCTAAATCTTTGGAGGTTTTTGGTTTGCGTTTCTTTTTAAATAAGTCTTCACTTCCCATATTAAACCCCCATCAGTTTCTTAATACGAGGAAGAGCTCCATACCTACCATCTAAATATGCAGCCTCTAAATTTTCTCGCCCCTTCCTAGGGCTATAATCGGTCAAAGGGTAAAGATTAGTTTCACTGTGATCATTTTTTTCACAGAACCAAATCTGATCTCTCCTAAAAACATTTTGATTTAGAATTGATGTTTCATGAGTAGAAAAAACCAACTGAGCTCCTTTCTTATTTGTTTCAGGGTCATTGAAAATCTTGACCAAGAAACCAACTAATTTAGGATGCAACGTGTCATGCAACTCATCAATTAAAATAACATAACCATTTTCTAAAGCATCCAACCAAGGGCCCGCTAGAGAGAAGAATTTTTGCGTACCATGTGATTCCTCTTCTAATGAAAAGCTTACCGGTTCGCCTTTGTCATTATAATGAATAGTAGAGACATCAAAGATATCTTTATCCTTCATGTTTGAAATAACAACTTTTTTAAATTCTTCCGGCATATCAGACGGTAAACTGTCTGGATTAAATTTTTCTTTTTTAACTAAAATATCATCAATCCCGACATCGGCTGCCTTTAAAAAATTCAAAATATCTTTTTTGGTATCTTCAGTACAACGCTTGGCTGAAAATGTATGACTCCATCCAGAGATTCCCGACAATCTAAGTGTTTTTTGAAACCATGTAAAGACAGGTTTAAGTTGCTCACTATTCAATTGTACAGCCGTTGAAAGGAATAACGCATTACCCCTTGTCGAGCGCTGCCAAACTTGTTTCTCCCCCAAGAAATTTGGGCCGAAATCCCATTCATATTCTAACTCTTCCGCATTCCATGCACGGTAATACCATTTCTGTGGTCTACCTTTTGGATATGCGTAGAGCCATTCGTCAATAATCCTATCCTTCGTTGTAGAAAATCCAAATTGATATCTAACACCTTCAGCAATGAAGGTAATCTCAAACTCTGTTGGTTTGTCAATTGATTCTGAATTCAACTTGAAAGGGTATACGGAAATATCTTCCCCTGCTTGATTATTAGATGCTGACTTAGTAACAAGATCCATCATAGTTCGTACTGCAAGCAGTAAATTCGACTTACCAGCAGCATTGGCTCCATAGATAACTGCCGATTTCAGAATGTTTAGGTTTACATTCCCTTCCACATTAAATACATTACTCTCCAATTCATTACTCTTATTAGCAATAAGCGAGAGTGTTTGTTTATTCTTAATTGATAAATAATTCTCAACATTAAATTCAATTAGCATTTTTATTTCTCCAGTGACATGCCGTGATTTCAGCAGTGAAAGCACTCTACACCACCCTTGGAACCAATTCTAAGTACACTTTATGACAAAAAAAGTCAAAAAAACAGGGATAATTTTTTTTCAAGCCCTTTTTTGAGAAAATCCATCATTATCTTAAATATTTTGCTGTACAGATCTTCACCAATTCACCTATCCTCCGCCCTATGAGACGTTTTCTGGGTAGTTACGTGGTTCAGAGCCCGATGGGGTAAAATCGATACCTGACACCCCTGCATGGCTTTTTATAGTAGTGAGTTTTTGGATCACCTCAGTTTTCTCTGGGTCAATGTTAGTTTTCATCTCCCCTGCCAGTTCTGAAATCCATATCAACGCAATGTCTTTATCCTTAGCTTGGCTCTCATAACAAACCCCCAGACGGGCAATGAGTTCAATACGTTCCAAAACAACCATTTCTTCAACTGCTGGTAAATGCACCCTGTTCCTCCGATGCTTAATCACTGTATGCACATACAGTATTAACCATAATTTTTGCTTCCGCAACCAATTATTAAAAACCAGCCCAATCATTAACCTGTTCATACTGCATTGAAATATCACCGAATTTAACTTTAGCACCGCGCGCTAACGCTTCCAGCTCCCAGCGCTGGGCGGCGATAGCCTCCCGTGTCAAATCGGCCCGAATTACTCCCAGCCGATCGCGTTCTACCGGGGTCAATCTTGCTGATGGGGCCACTTCTGGCACCTGATAAGGGTCAAAACTGCGTTGTGATTTCTTTATCTGTGATGGAATAGCCCGTATACGGCTCATAACAGACCGTGTAACGGTCATATCATTCCAGTCAATCGGTGTCTCCGGCGGATGCTCTAACACAGCCACAGCCTCTACAGGCTCACTATCCTGCGTATTTGTAGCGCCTTTGCTATCGCTCAACCCACAGTTATTGACAGGACTCCGAGGCGCACCAGAGGTGCTTTTTAAAATCAAAGGCTCAACAGCAACAGCTTTAACGACAATGCGCCATTGAGTCGTACGGGTTTCATAGATGCGATCTGGGCCAATATGTGGGGCATAAATTCCCGCGATTTTCTGGACTTCTTCGTCATAGGCGTTGGACTCGTCGGCAACCCGACGAGCAACACGCACAGTCTGATCGTCGCGGGAAACGTTGGTGCCGCCCTGGGCCAGAATGTAAGTGGCAAAATCACCGGCATCAGCGGCAGCACGTACCGCCTCCACGCTGTCGTCAAACTCATCGGCCAGACTGATAGAGCGAATTTTGCGACATTCGCGCCACGCCCCACGCGATGGCAGACCAATGAATTGGAATTGAGGAATACGCCACGTTGACGCCCACGCAGTGACAGCGGCGGCTGTCTCAGTCAACAGCTCGCCGGTTTCATGATCACGCTCGCCATCCAGCGCGTAACCGTCGATATTTTTTGCGATGTATTTGGCGATATAGCCTGCCGCGCCGCCTTTGTTCAGGTACTTACAGTCGAAACGGTTTTTGGCTGCGCCGCGCTCGTCTCCATCTTCGGCCATGGCATAGCGCCGCATGATATCGATCACCGGCTGGCGCTGCTCTTTGGAGGTAAACAGCATCATATGCCAGTGCGGCGTTGCATCGTGATGCGGCTCGACCACACGCACGCCATAGACCTGCAGGTCATTATCTTTAAACGCCGTGCGGATATTGCTCCACAGGTTTACAAGGTAGCGCTGGCCGTCTTTTGGCGTGTATGCCTCTTCATCCCAATTGTGGTTAAACTGCACCTTCGGGTTGTTTTTGCCGACAGTGCGTGTGGGGTGATATTTGGATGGTGTAGTGATAGTGAGAAACATCCCCTTATCGCCTTTAATCTCGGCAGCCTGTTGAACCCCGGCAACTATCGTCATTAGCTCCATACGGCGGATCTCCGGGTTAGAGATACTCGCCATTACCTTATCGACAAGGCTGAATCGCTCGCCGGTTTCGACGTTCTCCAGCTCGCGGCTGTTCAGGTAATCAAAGTTAGACTGGCGACGCGCTTTCACTTCACGGATCGCCTGCTTGCTGGCATAGGACGACGCCTCACGGTTCACATTGCCGACAGCAATTAGCAACGCCTCGCGCCAGCGCATGCGCTGGGCTTTTAACTGGCGCTCCCACCATTCAGCATTAACCAACCGGGACAGGCTTGCTATTGCAGACCGGGCATCCAGTTTGCCTTTGCAGTATTTACTCCAGTGCATCGGGGTGATGTTGAAGGCGCGAACCATCGGCGCGGTATGACCATAAAAATCGGCCTGAGTACTATCTTCCAACAGCCCTGTATTGTCTCCGCCGTTGTGCTGAATGAATTCTTCACAGCAGCTCTCATAGATTGACAACAGTTGACCGGCCACACGATCCGCAAGGCGTTTTAACTCTTTGTCATCCATTCCCGGCAAGCCCGAATAATTATCAACTTCCGCCATCCAGCGCGGAGACGCTGCCAAGCACATCCTGTTTTTGGCGTTAACAGCCTCAATACGGGGCCAGATGCGGCGCTCAAACTGGAACACCAACCATTTATTGGCGTCATGCAGCCCTTTGGATTTCAGCAGATAGTCATGCCGTGACAGGAAAATGGCGCTGAGAAAGCGCGGCAGGGAATGGATCTTGCGTAAAACAGCTTGCCCCTGAGCATGTTCCTCACGGGTAAGCGGTCTTACCGGCCCGGCGATTGCCGGGCGCGGTACGTTCCATGGATAAGCATAAGCAGGAACTGCCTGGCTCATTGAACTTCTGCACCATTGCCGTGGATGCAGTTACCGCAGTAGCGTTCATTGCATGAAGAACAGTGCTTATAGCCATTCGCTAGGAAAACCGCCTTGGCAAACCCCCTTGGGGTTGTGCTTCGGATGTTCTTTGTTCGCTTTGATTTTCCACCACACAATTTCCAACCGGGATTACATTTAAATTCCGGTTCGATACGCTTTGTCTGTGGTTGAACAAAACCGCCACCGCACCAAATATTTGTTGTTTTGTTGTATCTGTCACGCCCAGGATAAACATCAGGGTAAACGGGGTGTATATCCCACTCGGGTAAATAACCCGCAAAGTCACAGGGATTGAAAGCAAAGTCCGGCTTACGGTACATGGTCGACAGAACACCCACGGGGTTCTCAAATGCCCAGGGTGCATCACTGAGCAAACCAACTATACGAACCAAATCAGCCAACTCAACAGCTTCAAGTTGAAATAATGGATTCGCCTGTCTTTTATTCTCGAAGTGCCTGGCTCCGGCAACGGTCAAATCCGTACACTCGGGAAAACCAATCACTATTTTTACACCATCCCCGACCATGTCAGTAATTTGCCTGGATTGTGCCAATTTGTTAGCCGCACTAAACCACATGCCCACCTTGACATGATTACCCTCCCTGATAACGCCTGATTCATGCTGGCCGTCAAAACACCAACATTCATACCCGGCTTCAATCCATGGTTGAGCCATAAGGCCGGTAAAGTCATAAAGGAATATTGCCTTTTTCATTTTATTTCCTAATCATAATTTTGGCTTTCTGGGCGGCGCATGAATTCTGAATCACTCAAATCCGCAGCAATGAAATGACCTGATGCCAAAAACAGTAGACCGAATAAAATAGAGAACTCGATCATGCAATCCCCGAGAAAATAAAAAGGTGGCCTTTCACCTCCCGAAGATGCTGGCAGCCCACACAGGTATAAACACCGGGAACCGCCTCTCGACGTGCAGCAGGGATCGGAGCGTCGCATTCTTCACACACGAACGCAGACGGCAGCGCTGAGGACTGACGGGCATTGGCGATTTGCGTTTCCAGCAATAGCGCCTGAGTCTCTTGCGAGTAATCCATTGAATCGGCCATTAGTGCAGCTCCTGTGCCTGGTTCTCGATGGACTCAGCTTCCTGGCAGAGCAACTCCGCTGCTTCGATAGCCGTTAAACCGCTCTTGGTAATGTGCGCTGCCAAACGCACCAGACGAGCAGCTGCAAGATCGGCTTGGTTCCTACGCTCGTCAATACGAACATTTAGCAATACGACATCTAATGGCTGCGCGTAGAATTCTTTAATATCTTTGGTGCTTTCAAGTTTCATAAATCAGCCTTATTTCAGGCAAAGCGATATCCGGCGGGTTTACGCCAGATTTACGCAATGCCGTTAATTAGTATTTAATTCGCAATCGTCGTTACTTATAAATCGTGGCAAACTTTTTGATAAATCTATAAGGTCATTAAACGCCCATATTAATTTCTGGCGCTCGGTATAACTCATTTCTGCAAATTTCATATTTACATGCCGCTCTTTCAATCCAGCATGAAAACAAACAGTTCTGCGGATGTGCCCCAGTGACTTATCAAAAGCCTCTTGCGCCACGTTCTTTCTATGCGCGAACAGATCACGCTTAATCTGAGAAATGCGCTTAATGCCGATAGCTTTTTGGTCATCCGTTGCCAGTAACATATCAACCCCAGTTAACGGCAGAGCAAACGGCGCAGCAGTTGCGTCGGTTTTTCAGTAGACAAACCGCGCAACAATGCAGCCTGGTCGTGACGTGGCCGCCAGCGTTTACCGCCCTGCAGTTCAATAAAGCCATTATCAAAATGGCGCGACGGGCTTTGCTGCTTCAACAGTGGAGCTATTGATATCGGCACAGTGGTCACCTCAACTTAAACCAGCAACTGCACTCAACCCGCTAATCACATCAACGGTGGAGGCTAGCGCTGGCGTGGATTGGATACGGCTTTGAACTGTCAGACCGATTAGCGATAAATGGCGGATCGCCGTATTGACGCTATCGAGTAAGGCGGATTTACGAGATGCTGTTTTGTGATCGCCATCTACTGCAGCCGCCGCAACAGAACCTACTGCTGCCGTTGCTTTCAATGCGTAGATAGATATGTTGTCAGCACATACCTCATTAACTGGCACTGAAGGTAAACAGTTCAACTGAGCCAGCAAGGCATCGACCAAGGTGGAGTCTTCAGTAGCATCAGTGATTGCCAGTAGCTCAGTACAACTCAGTTGATGTGGTTGTTCTGGGTTGAGCTTGTTACGTAACATCTGCGGTTTCATTCCAATCTGCTCAGAAACGCGTACAAGGTTTTGTCGAACAGAAAATTGGCGACAAGCCATCTCAAAATGTGGATGTTTTGAAACTTCAAAATCAAACATTCCTCTCCCCTTTTGCGTCTGGCAACATCTCAAACCGTTACTATAAATTCACATTCCGAGAGGGCGTTAAGAGTAAGCTTCACCATGTTGATGAGTACTTTCTCTCGTTTTGCACCCGTTCCTAAGCGATGACGATATGATGACAAGCGCCCATCCGCGAGCATGTCATCTACAGTATTTTTAGATAACCCAGTGAGTTCACAGTACTTTTCTATAGTTACGTGGGGTGTTGGAACCGTTATTGAAATGTTTTTACGCATAGTGCAAGATCCTCCGATGACCTGTGGCGGGTCGCGTTAAGTGGTGATAAGCACCAAAATCTCCTATCGAGATTTAATTTACAATCTTGAATTAAGATGGTCAATGATTTTTTCTCAAAAAGAGATATAGATGATTAATCAGGATACAAAAGCTGTAATCAACAGAATGCTCCTTGCCTACGGACTCAAGACAAAGCTGGCGCTTTGTGAAGCACTTGATATCACCGCTAGCGCTTTGGCTAACCGGCAGTTGCGGAATGCGTTTCCTGCGGAATACGTTCTCAAATGTGCCTTAGATACCGGGGCATCGCTGCGGTGGCTAACTTACGGGCAAGGTGAGATGTTCGAGCGTAACGTTATTACGGCTCCATCAGCTCTAGCTGTTCCAAGTAGAACCTTGTTGGACAGAAAACTTATTGAAGGTAACACGTTACTGTTAGATAAAGGTTTCCTGCCTGAAGGAATACAAAAACCGCTTGTTGTCTTCGATAAAAAAATCCAGTACATAACAACCCAATCCTATGATGATATTTATGATGGAACTTGGGTTATCAATATAGATGGGAATATCAGTGTAAGAGAGATAGTCCGTACTCCAGGCCAACGAATTGAAGTATCAGATGAAAAACACTCATTTAGTTGTGATATTTCTGACATAATAATAGTGGCCAAAGTATTAATAACTTGTAAGTCCGCATAGGAGTTAGTCTGTGGAAAATCCAACAATATTGTTTCCGCTACAGTCGTTGACCGTAGAATTATTAGTATGCATAAATACCAATGGTTCATTCTGCAATACAGAGGAGTCTTTCAACTCACTATTAAAATCCAACTCAGAAATAAGAATAGACGCTAACAAAATAGAATTTAAAAACACCAATTTTTACTATAAACTATCATCAGGAGATATAAACGAAACTCAGGGAGGAAGCAAGTATTTTAATGTAAAATTAAAGTCAGAAAGGATAGATAGTGTAAACACCGAGGTGTTTACTGATTTAGTAAGGCAGATTAGAGTGCTAATATCAAAGGTAACAACTTTACCAGCGCAAACTGTTTGGGATGATCTCAGCCATTACTATTCCGTCCAAGCGTACCCTTTAATTCACGAAATAGAAAATATTCTCAGAAAATTAATAACCAAATTCATGCTAATAAATGTTGGTGCAAGCTGGCCAAAAAGCTCGCTTCCAGATGCATTAAAATCATCCCATAGAGATGGGGCTAAAACAACCTCAGTCAAAGAAAAAACCAACAACCCCAATATTCTTTACGATAGTGATTTCATCAAATTAGCAGATTTCCTCTTTGAGGAATATCGAGACTTTGATGTAAATGAGCTAATTAAAAAGTTAAGTAAAATCGACTCCAATAAAGGTGCAAGCAAAAGCGAATTAGAAACATTATTAAAATTCATACCAAAATCAAATTGGGATAGGTATTTCGTTAGCCATATTAAATGCAAAGATGAATTTCTCAAAAAAAAATGGCTCCGTCTATACGATCTTCGCTGTCAAATAGCACATAACAATACTTTCACAAAGGAAGACCTTGCTGAAACCAAAAGGATAATTTCTGAAGTAAAACCTCACCTAGAAGAGGCAAACGAAAAGCTAGAAGAAATTCTAGTACCTACTGATGAAAAAGAAAATATAGTTGATTCAATAGAGTTAAACGAAATAAACAGCTTCATATCTGGGGCTGACTCTGACATTCAAAAATTCATAAGGAACATGGAGGTGGTTACCTACCTAATATTCAGAATAGCTAGGCTAACACCATCATTCGAACGGGCCGATAACTACTATGACTCATTAAAGAAACTTGAAGTCGAAGGTATTCTTGATAATAAAACCAGCTCATTCTGCCACTATGTAATGACTGTACGAAATGATAATGACACATTAAACAAACTGGACAATTTCGAAATTGATTATATCAACAAAGAATTTGATCGCTGTAAAACCGAACTACTAAAAATAAGAAACTCTTTAGCTCACTCTACAGATAGTGAATGAATATATTGTTTTAATTTCCTCCAATGCACATTTAAAAGGACTACAATGGCAGTTCGGAAACAATCATCCGGTAAGTGGTTATGTGAGTGCTACCCTGCTGGCCGAGAAGGCCGCAGGGTACGTAAGCAGTTCGCAACCAAAGGTGAAGCCTTGGCGTTTGAACGCTTCACTATGGAGCAGGTAGACAATAAGCCGTGGTTAGGCGAGGCGGTTGATCGCCGTAAACTGAGTGAGATCGCCAAACTTTGGTACAACCTGCACGGCCAATCCCTTACCGCTGGTGAACGCACCTACAAAAAACTATGCCTTGTGATTGAAGCCCTGGGCGATCCCCCTGCTACCACCTTCACCGCAAAGGACTTTGCACATTACCGTGATAAACGTCTATCCGGTGAAATCT